ACAGCCCGCGATGCTTGCCACACTTCTAGCGCGGCTTCTCGTGTCACGTACCATTCACGCTTCTTGGCGTACCACGCTTCGAATTGCTCTCGCGTGCTCATGTGTTCTCCTGTGGGGCGGCGAAGACGGGAACGGTAAATGTGCCTTGCGGCTTGATCCGGCTACCGCCCCATAGCTTCGGATCAGTCGATAGATAGGCGGCCGGCTCCGCAAACCACTTAGCCCGCAATGCAGCCTCGATAGCGGCGGCGAAGCCCTGCACGTCAACTTCATCCCAGCAGCAATCATCGCCGTAGTATCGCGTCGTGAAGTTTTCGGCCAACTTGTCAATCTCTTCCGGCGTTAGCGTGCTCATGTGCTGGACTCCTGGCGGGCGGCGAGACGTTCTCGCATCACGCGAACCGCAAAGTCCCGGCGCGGCTCCCATGTTGCAATCGCCCGCATGCCTTTCATGATTTCCTCGGCGACCTCCGTAAGTAGCTCATCCGTAGGCACTGCTTGCGGTGCTGAGGCGCGGGCTGCATCGCGTTCTTCAATCAAGCGCTTCACGGCAAGCGGCAATCCGTCGATGGTCGCAGACGTATCGGGGCCGATATGCGCAGCGCACTGTTGAATGCACGCGGCCTGCCGATGCGTGCTCATGATTGCGGCGTCGCGCTCCGCGATTAGTGCCGCGCGCTCGTCGGGCTGCGCCGATTTGACCTGCTTGGCGATCCACTCGATCAGCGAAATCTGATCGCGGCGCCAGTCCTTCTCGTCGTGTACGTAACCGAATCGCTCACAGAGAAGACGGTGGAAGTTTTTGAAGCGGTGCGAGTCATCGTTCGGCGATGCCGCATCTGCGGCGATGACATCATTCGGGCCGCCGAATCCGCACGTGCATGGCTCGAAAGGGTTATCGCTTGTGATGTATTGGCAGTCTAAGGCGTGGGCCTTGAGTGCCGCATTTGCGACGGTCTCTTTCTTGCATGCGCCAGTGCCGCAGCCGCGAGAGCATTCAATGTCGCTGATTTCGCACACGCGGACGGCGGCGGGGTTCTTGTTGCTCATCGTGATCTCCAATCAGGTGCGAATCGTCGTCTGCGCAACCAAAGTAGCCGCGCTGTGGCCGGTCAGGTCGGACGCCTGTGCGATAGCGCCTCGATCTGTTAGGGCGTGGACGACAGCGACGAGTTTGTTTGAGCAATACACGTAGAATTTTTGGAGGTGGGAGCGGGGGTACATGGGTGTCCTTTAGTCGCTGGAGTCAACGGACAGGTTGATGCCGCATTTGCCGCAGCGCGCCGGATGCCAGCCACGCATACGACCTTCTGCGGTGCTCGAATCAATGACCTCGTGCTTGCAGATGGACAGCAGCCATGCGGACGGCAACGCACATTCGCGCTTGTGGTATGGCGTCGATTCCATCTCCAGAACTGCCGCCGCGAGATTCCCCGCAGGCTCTTTCGGGTTGTGCGTGGCCTTCACGGCAGCATCTACCACCGCATCGCGTAGGTTCTGCGGATACCGGTGTGCCGAAGTCTCATAAACGAGCGCATGCGCCTGTCCTGTGTAGCGCCCCCATTGGGTCGTATGCAGGAAGATGCGCGCCCATGCCTTGTGACTGCTGACGGGCTTCTTTACCCACGCGACGTGCGGATATGCGACCCATCCGGCGCACGCCGTGATATTCGAAAGAGTCAGGTCGAGGCGCGCCGGCTCGACGTGCTCCCAATCCAATGCACCTTGTGCGCGAGGGACGATATCCATCTCGTAGTCGAAGACATCTGGCTTGCGCGGCGGCGGCAATTCCAGATCGTCGTCGGCGTATCCCATCGTCGTGTTGCTATTAGCGATAGGTGAACAGCGATAGCCTGCCGGCCCCCACTTGTTGGCCTGGTATCGCTCTCTGGTTATCAGAAAATCGCCACTCGCTTTGTGGCGCACGATTTGCGGGATAGCGAATTCCATCATGCTCATCTCGAAATGCCCCCCCGCCGAAGCGGGAGCGTGAATAGAAAGGCGGACAGTCCTCGTCCGCATGAAAGTAGCGCGAGGCTACCGGCAAGAAAGGGTTAGATGATCGCGGTCATCGTCACGCTGCCGTCGCCGCCCACGGTGCGAAGCATCGTTACCGGGCGAGCGCCGGGTCGCAGTTCGCGTTTCGCGCGCAGGAATGATTCGGGCGGCTCGAAATCGTCATCAAGCATGTAGGACGAGCAGCACAGATCGGCGTCCTCGTCGTTCGGGATCGAAAACGAAGCCAGAAACGCGATCTTGTGCTCTTTGCAGATCGCAATAATCTGCGTCATCAACGGGGAAATCTGTTCGTCGTAGATTTGCTCTTTGTTCATGTTTTCCTCGAATAGGTACCTCTGTGCCGACTTATAGGAGATCAGGGGTTTCATCCGTGCGGCACTGAGGCGGTAGTCAGGCGGCTTGCTGGCGCACAAGTCGATAGCCAAGCTTCCCGGCTGCGTACTTGAGCAGTCGGACCATGGAATCAGCATCGCTCTCGTCGCGCTTCCACGATTGGCCGCCGATGATGTTGAATTGCGTGTAATGCCCCAGCATCGCCAACGTTTGGTTATCGGCATGACAGCACTCGACCACCTTGCCGTAATTGAGCACCGAGCCCGGATAGCGAACGTCTGTGTGGCTGGACCGCATAATCCGCTTGCCTAGATCGGGATCGGCCATCCACTCGTGGACCATGTCATTGTTCAGCATTACCACTGTGCGGAATCCCATGCGCGGCTCCTAGGCTGCCTGTTTGCGCAGGGCCGCTTCGTAGTGGTCGACAAAGACGGCGAATTCCCAGAGGTCTTTCTCCATCGCCTCGATAAAGGCATCGTCGCGCTTGACTTCGACCATGGTGAATTGCTTGCCGACCGACGCGAGCGCGGGGCAGTAAAGCCCCACGTGCCACCAGTTGCGGCCGCAGAGCCACATTCCACCAAGGGCCTGCTCTTGCACCTCGGAAACGTCGTGTTCGAGTACGATGGCTCGGAGTTTGTCGGGGGCGAGAAAGCACTTGTATTCGCTGCCGCCGTCAGGATCTATGAGCCCGTCAGCGCTACAGCCGAAGCGGCCATCCTCCGTGCGCACGAACCCGGCGCGCTTGACGAACAGGCCAGTCAGGGCTTCGTGCTCCATCCTCGCCTCGGGCTCTAAATCCCTGCCCCTGCGCATCTGCCACGTCTCGAAGCCCTCATCCAAGGGCGCGCCGCTGATACGCTCGACGGCTAGACGAAAGGCGTAGTCCTTCGCCACGTCCGACCAGTCGCCAACCTTCTCGCCTTTGAGCGCGCGCTTAATGCCGTCGGCGCTTGGCGCAGTCTTGTATCCGGCGAACTCGGCGGCGGCCTTCTCTGTCATCCCGCCAATAACCGCATCCACATACTTCTGTTGGCGCTCATCCAGGCAGCCGACTTTCTTGCGCACGGTAGCGAACATGCTGGCCGTTATCACGCCGGCTCTGGCGCGGAACCATTCCTCGCCGCCCTGCGGACACTCGATAATCTCGACGCTCATTGCGCACCTCCTTGCTCGCGTGCGATTTGCTGCTGGAAGTCGGCTTCCAACTCAGCATCATCCTGACCGGGCTCGCGCGGCGGCGGCTCGGCGACCTTGGCGGGAAGCGTCTTGCTCTTTGCTTCCATGGCCGCCTTGAAGGCGTCCGATGCGCCGCCGTCTTTGGCTGCGTTGATTTCCTTCACACCGCGCTTCCAGAGCGCATCGAACTGCTCGCGCGTTGTGACGGCGTTCGCCTCCGCAACCAACTTGGCGCCCAGTGCACTCAGAATCGGCTCGCCCGGCTCATCGTCGTGGCGGTACTCTTCCGGCAGGTCTTCGATGTCCTGCGTGAAGATGTCAGATGCCGCCGTTGCATTCAGCGTCATGGCGATCTTCGCGCGCTTGCAGGCCATCTTCAGGATGGTGTTCGCTTGATCGGCAGACTCGGTGCGAATCTGCTGTTGCTTCTCGACCTTGCCCTGATACTTGGAGAACTTCAGGCGGCGCAGATTTTCTGGCGTCACCTCGAATTCCTCCGCGCAGATGGCTCGGCGCCACTTGTACTTCTCCTCGTGCGACGAACATTCGCCCAAGCCTTCTCCCAGCACGATTCCGGTTACCTGGTGGATGCCGATGCAACGCACTCGATATCGCGCCATGCCGTCAACGGTCAAGTCCTCGACTTCATACTTGTCGCCGATGCGGAAAGTCACGCACAGCACCTCCGCGCCCGGCTTGTACAGGGATGGCTTCTTCGTGCCAGGGATCACGCCGTAGTGCGTGTCGCTCTTCATGATCGAGCGCATCACCTCCTGAACCAGATTCACGCGCTGGCGAATCTCAACGGCTGAAAACTGGTGCACTTGGCTGGATACGATGCCCGCCGACTCGCGCCGCGGCATCTCGATAATTTCGTTGATCTGGCGTGTAATCTCGTTGATGCGCGCGGTGAACTCAGCCTGAAGCGCTTTCTTCTTCGCCTCAAGATTCGCCACGAGACCGGGCCGCATGTCGAAGTTGTCAGGAACATCAAACTCGATGGTGTGTTCCTTGACGAGAACTTTGTCTTGACTCCCGTACTTCGATGCGTCGTACTCGCGGAAGATGAATTCCGGCTCTTGCTGCCACGCCTCTTGACTGGCCAGGATAAATCCGCTGACGGATACTTTCATGATTAACTCCGTGTTGTAGCCGCCACTT